TTATCTCCGTACAATATACACTCTCCTACGAGGTTCTATATACATCTTTTTATCATTATCAACAGGTTTATTAACATTTGTGGATGGCTTCTTGAACTGCATCTCCTCATATTGATCCAGTAAATCAAAGATTGTTAATTGACCTTGTTGTTGCATGTATTCAAAATGAGCCATTTCTCCATCTCCTTTTACCACAACAACCAGTTATCGATTGTTGGTACTGTATTTGATTGTGGATGGCTATCTCGCTCTGTTAACCAATTGTAGAAAGGCACTGGACGCTCTCTATCTGCCTTTTCTTCTATAGATGATGATTTATATTGCTTGTTATTAGAACGCTCTACAGCCTTGTTAAACGCCCCTACAAATACGGCTCTTAATGTGCTTGCTACAGTTAATGTACCGTTCGCAATATCACGGATAATTTTAGCTAAAACATCCTTAGCGTTCACGAAATCACGTATATCGTTCATTTTTGTAGCCAAGATACATTTGTGAAGTTGGTCTTTCAAATCATCTACTAAAGGTAGTGAGTGCATGAAATCGTAAAGCATCACTTGGTACTCGTTCATGTACTCCTTTTTCTTTTCAGCTTGCAAAGCCAATTCATTGCCAAGACTCATAATATTATTTGCTTGTTTAGAACTTAAAAGATTAAAAGATTTAGATGCTTGGTTTTCAGATTGTGGAGGACAAACCTCGTCATTACTAGCTTTATCGGCTGTCTCTCGTTGGGACATGCTCGATGGGACATAAGGTAAAATGCGATAAATACTAGCTCCTTTAATGCCGTTTAGTTTAGTGCTTGGTACTTTTTCAATGATGCCTAACTCTGCTAATTTCTTCATTGATCGATAAACCGTCTTTGTACTGATTTCTAATGATGCTGCAATGGTACTCGCTTTTAAATGGCATACTCCTGGATGCTCTAAGCTGTGTGATGCAAGTTTGAATACAATTGCTCGTTCTGATTCTGTTAAGTCGTAGTAATGAACCGCCATGTGGTCCTCCACACTCTTATCCATATCTGCTACTGAATCGAATGTTATGTATTGTGCTAGGTATTCGAATCCCATTTGTATTTCACCTCTTTTCCATATACAAAAAGTTATTTAAATTCCTTGTATAAACAAATATATATCCACAAGGTTATAATATCAAGTCTTTTTTATAACTTTTTGGATATATTTATTTCAAATTTAGACTAATTCATATATAATAGCGTTATGAATATAACTAATAGGAGGGAAAGAAATGAACGAAATGAGTGAAAAAATTCGAATTGCACTTATTAAAAGAAATATGACGTTAACTCAATTAGCTGAAAAACTAGAAGTATCCCAACCTAACCTATCTAAAAAGTTAAAACGGAATAATTTCCATGAAGAAGAACTGCGAAAAATCGCAGAATTATTGGATATGAAATTCGAGGCTCATTTCGTAATGGAAGACGGCACGAAGATTTAAAGCAGATAACTAAATAAGGTTGTCTGTTTTTTGTATACTTTCTTTGTGTAATTTCCTAAAATGGTAATATCAAGGGAGGTTTTATGTATGAAGAAATTATTTTATATTGGAGCACTGTCAGCGTTTTTACTTGCTGCTTGTGGTGAAGATGAAGCAAAACCCAAAGAGGAAAAACCTGTTACAGAAGAAAAGCAACAGGATGAGAAAGCAAATAACGCTGTTCCCGAATACAAAATCGAAGAAGATGATTTCGGTAAAGGAATGTGGAAAGTAACATTATCTACACCATCAACTGACGAAAAAGAATTAAAAGCATTGGTTGAAGAGACAAAAAACCTAGCTGCAGAAAAATATGAAGATGTTAGTTCAATTTGGGTAAATATTAAAACAGAAGGCAGTGTCGCAAATACATACGCTGTTACAGCAAAAGTTGCGCTTGATAAAAAAGGTAAAGCAACTACTGGATTAGATGAAATTGGTGTATTTGAATTCAACTACAATGTTGGAGAAACACATGAAACAACTGCTGCAGATTTACCTCAATCAAATGTTGATTACACAGCAGATGATATTCTGAAAGCATTCCAAGATGCTGGTTTAAGTACAACTGAACCACGAGACAACAGTCATAATTGCGTTAAACTTGAATGTACAAAGTTAATTACTTCTGAAGATGTTAGTATTTATGAATGGCCAAGTGTGGAAAAAGCACAAGAAGTTAGTGCTAAGAAATTTGGAGATGCACAGGTTGGAACGATTATTATAAGAATGAATAATAAAGAACTTGATATTCAAAAATATATAGATGCTATGAATAATGTAGTAAATAAATAAATAAAAAAAGCCCAGGCTCAAATTAATGAGTACCTGGGCATTTATCATTTCACTTCATACAATTTTGTTGTTTTACTTTCATTGTTATAGATGAGTTTCAAATTTAACAAATCTGCAAGATCTCGTACTGGAGCATATGTCCTGCCATCAATAATCACTGCTGAAATGGTCTTAGCATCATTGAGCATGACTTTAGCTTCTGTAATTTGCGCACCTTTTACTTCCTCCAAGCCATTTAAAATGTCTAGCTTGAATTGTGCCTCTGTAATCCCCATACTCGCTAAATACGAATACGGATCTCTATGTGTTGTACCTTTAAGATTATCGGTAATCCAACGATGTGACTTGATGCCGTTACCTGCCCCATCCAATACAACAGGTATTCCAGCCTCTTTAGCTAGTTCACGTAACAACCAAATATAAGCAGCATAGTCCTTCTTGAATTGCTCTTTATCAGATGTACGAGCCAATTCAACTTGTGCATAGCTAAGTGGATTACCTTTTGGACCACAACCATACTGCAACCTGCCTACTGGCGCAATTTGCACGATACGGCCACCACCGCCTACCCAGTGGGAAGTGAATGCCTCTGCTTTATTTCGGTTCATGTATGCAATTTCATTCTCTAATGCATTTGGACCTGTATTATTACCATTACCTGATTCATGGGCAATGACATATTTTACTGCCTTTAACGCCTGATTTGGTAGTCCTGACATTAATCGCTTTTCAATTGTGTAGCTCATTTCATACCATCCTTTCGGTCATATCTCATTGCTCTCTCACTATCATTTAGCCCTGGTGTTGTTGGATCACTCACTACGCCAAATAAAACTAGTAAAGCAAGAACAGTGTTAAAAATATCTGTCACTTGCTCATTGTAAATCGTTGTGTCTAAACCAAATAAGGCTGCAATCTGTTGAATTAATAAAAGTAACAATGAAAATGCACCTACTAAAAACGGCCCATGTTTTAAACGTACTTTCCAGTTAATTTTCATATTAAATCATTCCTCCTTTTATAATAAAGGTCAACAATGCTCCCACTAGTCCACCAATAACTAATCTCAATATCCATGTTGTATTATCTTTAATTCCGCCTATATCCTCGCGAATTTCCTTAATATTTGATTCAGCTACAGCCAGACGAGTTTTCACATCGGTCATGTCAGTTTCTAATCTTTCTATTCGTTGATCCATATCAACACCTCACAAATAAAAAATAGCACTGCTCGGTACAGTGCATTGCTCAGGTCTTGTTGTATAAAAATAGCCCTCCACAGATGATTGTGGAAGGCTTACTACTTATTGCGGTTATTTTCTTTTTGTTCGTTTCCCAATAATGCTATATAGATCTAAGTCTTCTAAAAAGTCATCTATTTTTTCAATTTCTCTATTACCAGCAGCTGAATCTTTAAACTGAATGTTAGCATCTTGATTTTTTAGTGATTCTAGTATTTCGATTAATTCATATACTTTCATTTTTTTACCCCCATTCTTTCATACAATAATACATCAAAGAGGTAATTTAACAAGTTTTTCAATTTAAAAATAATGCTAGCTTATGTTGCGTTTATCTCCTAACCTCTCCACTAATTTGACTAAGTTCCTGCTTAATCTTCTGAATCAAGGTTGGTCTATCATTACCAAACGTAGCTTCGATACTAAAGCCAGTGGTTTCATGTACCTCTTTTATTTCAGTGATACGAGCATCCATTGTAATACCCCAATCGTTATTTTGAATGGTAGTAACATCACCTAAATCATAATCCTTCTGATATTTAAATGGACTATTGGTTAATATTTGGCCTTCTAAATATTCCTCTTGCATCAACTCATGAAGCTGTTGTAGCGCTCTATCAGTAAGCGATTGAATAATTTGTTGTTCTGGTAATGGCTGATCATCATCGTCAGTTTCTGATACATCCCTAGCATCTATAAAAATTTCATGTCGATTGATTCCTAAAAAGTTGCCAACTTCAATCACTCGTCTATCCACACCTTCACCTTGCCCAGCTACAATTGCAACATTCTTATAGTTAAGCTCGCTTTGCGTATACTGTAAAGATTTCAACGAATCGAACTGTGGAGAAAAAATCACAGGTGGATTTAATGATTGTCCAGCTATTAAGCTCTTGCCCTCCACAATATCAAACACCCACTTTTTATTTTTGATATCAAGTGTGACATCCCATCCTAAACCACTGGCAATTGATAATGTACTCACTTCTTCGGCTACGTTTTTAAACCGTGAAGAATAAGTGGTATGGGCACCTCGTTGTAAATCAGGAGCTATAACCAATTGAGGTATTTTACGTCTTGAATCAACTGGATTCACTAAATTGTTATTAACGTAATGCTTCATAATCGTTTCTGAACTACCTGACTTGTAATCATAAGCTGTGTGTGCCGGTGGCATTGTAATACGCTGGGCAATGATTGACTTCAAGGCATACCCTTTAATGAGCCAGTTCTCTGTTACTTTGCCACTCTCGTCTAACTCAATTTCCCTATGCTTAATAATAAAAACCTTATTCAAATCAGTACCGATAAGAATAAGGTTATCTTTTAATAATGTATTTGCGTATTTCATGTGGCGATTAATACGTAACTCAATTGCCCCGATACCATGCCATGAACGATTAAAAAACATGGACTCATAGTTATCGATTTCAGCTAAGATGTCCATGTTTAAGGATAATATTCGTATTGGTTTTTTCATGGTTATTCACCCTACTTTCAGACATAAAAAATACACCTACAGTTGTGGTGTTTCTTGTTCAGCCTTTTTGATAAATAATGTTGCGTCATATTCTTCCTGCGTGATGTACTGTTCAACTAATGCATTATCAATCTCTCCTAAACTAAAGGTTACAGCTGCATGCGTTTTAACTGGATCATGATAGTCAGTTGGAATAGTAGAAAAAGAGCGATTACCGTATTTATAAATGTTTACTGTATATGCTTTAGTTAGAATCGTATTTGTTGCCATAAAAATCCACTCCTTTAATTTAAAATTGTTTCCATAAATTCAAGCATTATTGCGTTTGTATTTGCAAGTTCTTGTTTCAAAATTATATTTTCTTTGACTAGATCATCGATTGTTTTTTTTTGATATTGGTCTTTTAAATCAATTAAACCAACAGGTAAATAATCACCATAGCTATATTCGTTGCCTTCTTCATCTTCCAAATAGAACCTTAGAACATCTTCTATTCTACTGCTTTTGACAAACAGCGTTTCCACAACAATTATTCCTATCTCAGTAGTATCCCAGCCTTCTATCGAACCTTCTAAACAAATAACTTTATTGCCATTAATCTCTACCACGTCAGGTAAGTAATCTTGAATTGAATTATTACTTTTAAAATACAAAATAACAGTGTTCATAAAAAAACTCCTCATGTTAATATTTGTCCACCGTATACTGTTTTTCTTGGTGTACTCCCTGTAAGAGTTACCCCTACACTTAACCTTACTAAAGCTGAAACAGCATTAATTCCTGTATTATTGGTTGAACCACTGACATTACTAACAGTAACTTCTGAGTTTTCACAATACAATCCCGAATAACCCGAGTTAGCTCCTGTAATTTGTCCATTATTAATAGTTCCTCTAGAATTTAACACCCTAAATTTATCTCTATTAGATGTATTTAAAGTAGCGAAATCCTTTATTTCAAAATTAGTAATGTAATTTAATACAAAATAAACAGAATTAATTCCTATAACAGTTAAACTATTACAACTTTCAGCAATGAAATCTAAAACATTCGCCCCTGTTGAAATTAAAGTTAACTTACCTCCGTTAAAACCATTAATAGCAACGTATTCGTTATACTGTCCAGCTTCTATAAACACTCTTACATTGCCTATGTTCAATTTTTTTATCCTATTCAAAGCATAATTTATAGTTTTATAAGCATTCTCGTTCTTGCCACTTCCATTAATTGGACTGTCAGTTCCAAGTTGTCCATTCACATATACGACAGTATCAGACTTCGGATTAATACTATTTTCTAATTCAGTTACACTATCTATTAGTTTTGTTAAACCTTCATCATTGAAATTCGGTAAGATATTACTACCTGCCCATGGACAAATGACATCCTTCCCTCGTTCATCTGTTACCGCATTTGTAGCAATAAACGTTTGCCCTCCAACCACCTTCACCTGTGCTAATGAAATTTCATATAAGTTAGGTGTTTGTGTTAAAGCTGGTGGTACCGGATTTGCACTTGGTACTCCTTTTTTGATAAATGCTTTTACATAACGTGCTTCGGTGCTTAAATCCATACGAATAATGATACGGTCAATACGGCTATTTCCTAATGTTTCAGTATCATGAGTCAACTCCTTGAAGCTATCGTTTTCGTAATAACGACCAAGTAAAAATGCAATACCAGTATCAATTTTAGTAATCATGTTTGAACCATTTGCAGTTACCTTAAGTTGATTGCCAGCGCTTTTCATCAAACCTGTGGTAACAAGTGCTTTGAAGTAATCTGTAAACTCTTGTGCATCATACTCTCTATCATAGGTGACACCATCTTCTTGTAAGACAGCATCAAAAAATCTATATTTCTCTGCCATTTATTTCACATCCTTTATACACTCAAATATCTATGCTTGTACTCTACATAAACCTCTGGATTACCACCCTCTGTGATAAATCCAAATTTTGTTTCTCCGACTTCTAGCGAGAAGAATGTAGACTCTAAATCAATGTAATGAAACGCATTCTCCACAACCCCATCAGGCGCTACAATTTCCACTCGCTTATTCCCAAACGAAGTATCTAATACCAACTTATATCCCGGTGGTATTGTTCGATTTACCTTTATAAACTCTCCTGTTGTAACGTTAGTGATTCTTGGATTTACAGATGCACCTCTAAATTCAACGACTATTGGTGTTGGAACATCACCTTTATTTAGCAAAATACGTGAATCACCACGAGTTGCGAACCTTACTGGAAATCTGAATTTGAATCGAAAATTACCCACAAAATCTTCGAGCTTGTAGTTCTCTGTAAAAATGTCTCTCCAATAAGGATCAGGAGCTATTAAATTAATTGCTGTTCGCTGAAACCATGTACCTTTAGCATCGCCTACTGGAAATGCTGGGGAGCCATCCACGACTACTTCAATCTCCCTCTCGGTTTGACCGTTTCTGTAAGTTAATTTACCTTTGCCTATCTTTGGATTGAAAACACTGCTTATTTGATGACGCAAACTGTTTAAATCATCCCGATTATCAGCTATTAAACTTACATTTAACGTCAATGATCGAGTGGAAAGTAAGGTATCTATTTGTGTAGCACCATCTTGATATGGAGCAGTTTGCATTTGTACTTCAGAAGCAATTTCACCTCTGCCTTCCACAGATTCGAGTAAAAAAGGCAGTCGATTTGTTAACTCAATCGATTGCCCTCTAGAATTTATAAATATTACTTTTTCTGCTGTCATTTACACTCCCCATTCCATAGCTAATTGACGTTGGACTTGTAATGTTTTGCGAGCTACTTCAGATGGAGACAGGTTGTCACCTTGTACAATAATCTGTATTGATGGTTGCATGTACTTAGAGTTATCAATTGTTGAAGTTGTATTAGTAGCTATGCTTGCTCTAGCATTACGTGTTGACTTTTCAGCACTACTTGCAAGTGAACCATATACATTATTCATTGCTTGTTGCAATCTACTTTGTGATTGTTCCATCCCCTTAATTAGACCTTCGTTAATGTTTACACCAAAGCCCATTGTTACCCTTGAAGGGCTATGGATATCTAAAGCTGATTGGATAGTCTTTTTCACTGAATTTGCAATCTCTAAAGCTTTACTTTTTATCGCATTTGATGTGGAAGACAAGCCCTGAAGTAATCCATTACCAGCATCTCTACCAATCTGTTCTAAGCTTGATAATTCTGTAGAAGTATCTTTTGTAAGTGATTTAATTTTTGCATTCCACTCTTTGTTTAAGTTATCAAGTTGCTTTTCAGCATTTGTTCGCATCTCTTTTATTTGCTTATCAGTATTGTTTTTCATATCAACATGCTCTTTTTCAGCTACTTCTCTAGCCCATTTAGATTTTGTTCTATACAATTCACTGTACTTTGTAAGCTGTGTATCAGTCATACTGTTTAAAGCTACGATTTCTGCTAAAGCGTTTGGTCCCATTTCTCTTAATTCAGTTAATAGCCCTTCATCAATTGCCCTTGTTGCTAATGCTTCAATTTCCCTTTGCCATCCTTCAAAATGAACAATTTGAGTTTGTAAATTTTGCATAAGTTCTTCACCAGATCGACTTAAATCAACTGTAAATTCATCAAATAAGCCCTTTGTGTTTTTAAGGGAGTTTTCACGTTTAGAAACGGCATCTTCATAAGCTTTATTTAACGCTTCTTCACTCTTGATTAAGTCTTCATTGATCTTCATCACTTGACCAGAGTATTCAGCATTAATAGATGTAATTTCTTTATTAACAGCTTCAACTGCCTTTTTATACTCTTGTTGGGCCTTAATGCGCTCTGTTGTACCTTCCGCAAACAATTCCATAGACTGTTCCCAAATATTTGCTTCATCTAATATAGACATCTGATCTAAAGACTTTTTATCATCAATATATTTCTTGATGACTTCTAGGTACTCTTTTTCTGATTTTTCAACGAGTGCCATGTACTTTTTATTGAAATCTTGATCAGCTTTAAGTTTAGAATCCTTATATGAAGCTTCTAACATAGCAATTTCTTGTTGTTCTTTTTGAGTCAAAGCACGTTTTTTCTTAGCTGCATTGTTTTGGATTTTATAGATTTTTTCTAACGTCTTATCGTTCTTATCCTCATTCTTTTTGTTAAATTCATCGATAAGATTTGAGTACTCTTTCTGATAAGATTTAGAAACATCTAAGATGCCATTCCCGATATTCTCCATAGCCTGATTAACCTTTGTACTGGAATTGTTTAAACCAATTACCATACCTTCACCTGTCCAAAGACCAATTTGCTTGAATACTCGCGAAGGTGAATGAATACCAAGTAATTTTTTCGCTGTATTTACTACGCCATCCACAACACCAGTAATTGCCTCAAGGGCATTCGCTGCCATTGCTGAAATACCTTTGATGAGACCGTTAATAATGTCCTTACCGATAGAAATAAATTGAGCCGGTAATGATTTTACTTTCTCAACCATTCCATCCTTTAATTCATTCATCTTATTAACTACATTTGTCTTCATCGTAGAAATCGTGTTAACAAAATTAGTACCAAGATTTTTTACAAAATTGATTACTGAACTAACCATGTTAGAAACGATGGATTTTGCTGAATTTCCTAAATTAGTGAAGAATGAAACTGAACTAGTCCAAGTATTTTTAACTGAATTTATTGCGTTTGTAGCTAGATTTTTAAAGAAATTGATAACACCTGATGCGAATCCAGATACTGTGGAAGACACCTGCGAACCCATTGAGGTAAAGAATTTAGCTATGTCATCCCACATGCCTTTTAAAAGACTGACCCCTGTTTTAGCAAGGTTGGTAACGATTGTTTTGATACCACCGAAGAATGATAGTGTCATCCATCCTACAACTAAATCAATGGCCCCTTTAAATATTTGTTTAACGCCTTCCCACATCTTGCTGAAGTCACCTGTAAATAATCCACTGAATACTTTAATTGCACCCATAATGACATTTAAAGCACCGTCTATGACTTGCTTGATGGCATTCCACACAGTTTCAATTACAAACTTCACAGCAGGCATGACAAACTCTATAACGGCCTTAATACCATTAAATACATTCTCTACAGCTTGTAATATTTGAGTACCGTTTTGAACCCAAAACTGTTTAATCTGTGCTATTTTTTCTCCAATAAAAGAAGCCACTGTTTCAAATACAGTGACTGCAACATCCTTAATTGCTTGGAATACATTATTTACATTTTCTCTAAACGTTTCAGAGTTTTGATATGCAGCTACAAGGGCAACACCTATTCCAGCAATGGCGGCTACGACCAACGTGATAGGTGCAGATATAGCTCCAATTGCTGTAGCTAATGCAGGCCATGCGGTGACAAGTCCTCCTATAGCCGGCATTAATGCGGCAAACAATCCAACTAATATCCCTATTACAGCTACAATGGCTACAATTGCCGATGCTAATCCAGCATTATTTGATACCCATTCAGAGATTTTCGCAACAAATTGTGCCAAGCTATCTAATAAAGGTGCAAGTGCTTCTTTAATATTCCCTAGTGCGGTTGATAATGTATAAGCAGGATCAGCATTGATTTTAGCAACATCATCGTTTAACTTTTTCTGCATATCATCAGCTGATTGTAAATGTTTATCCATGTTGAGAATAGTATTAGCAATATTCTCTCCTTGGTCTTCCCACATTGTTCCGAATAGTTCTACTCCTAGGGCATTTCGTGCAACGTCATCTTCCACATTCATTAAGTATTGAGTCATGTCTTGGAATGCTTTATTACCTTTTTCGCCACCTTGAGCAATCGCTACACCCCAGAGACGAAACTGTTCTTCTGAACCACCAATAATTTGTAATGCGTCTGCCATCGATGCTGATAACCCAGCACCCATTTCTGCTGCCTTAATACGACCTTCTTTAAGACCATCTAAAAGGTTGTCGATGTTCCAAGTACCAGTTTCTACACCTGCTGCCATAATCCCTTGAACTTGCTTTGCATCAAAGCCTGCTCTTTGAAGTTGTCCACCATATTCAGCGATAATATCTAACTGCTCTGGAGGGAAGCCAACACTTAATAATTGATTAGTTAATGCTAAAGCTTCTTTTTGAGATACTTTTAATTCTTTGCCGATTTCAAATGATTCTTGGATTAACTCTTTAAAATCAACCTCTTTATAAGCACTTGAAATCATAGCTGCACCTTTGATTATCTCTTGGTTAGATTCCATAGACGCATCTTTATTAAGGGTTATTTGTCTACGAACGCCCTCATAGGCTGCTTCTTCATCTCCAATTGCAGCCGTTGTTTCCATAATTGATTGACGTACAGCTTGTGCATCTTCTTCATTAAGATTCATAGAAATATCAATATTAGTATTTAGTTTAGAAACATCTAATGCTTGTTGAACTGCTACTGCAAGCCCTCCACCTGCGGCTAACCCTGCTGCAACTGATGATAATTCTTGCCCAAAGCCATTAACAGCTTCTTCGGCTTGATTAGCTTCTTGAGTGATCCTTGCTAAGTCTTGTCTTACTCCGTTTAAATCAGCACCTTCAGCAGCTCTTCGTAAAGCTACTCGCATCTCATCAATATCAGCGCCAGCACCTAATGCATGTTGACCCATTAAACGTAAAGCACGATTCATTTGGTCTGTGGTAGCTGAACCATCTCTAATTGCATTCGTTAAGCGTGTACCTAATAAATCGGCAAATTGATTAACATCAGTGCCAGTAGCTTCAAAGAATGCTGATAGTTCACCTGTCGTTCTTGCTAAACGATCTTGTTCATTAGCTGTACTAGCCATTTGAGCATTGTATTTTTGTAGCTGTGCTTCAGTAGTTGCTAGTTCGCGTTGAAATGCCCTGAACTGTTCAGCTCCGATATCACCTCGTTGGAACTGTGCTTCAACTTGTGATTGAGCTTCTTTTAGAACATCTAACTTTTGATTAGTGTTTTGTATTTGTTCCGCCAAAAGCTGCTGTTTTTGAGCAATCAATTCCGTATTACCTGGATCAAATTTTAAAGCACGTTCAACTTCTCTTAATTCACTAGT